ACTGCTTTTTCCAGATTGCTTCCATTGCGTCATCGTCGTCCAGAAGAGGGGCAGATGCAGCAAACTCAGAGGAGTCATAGTTACGATAACCAGCAACGTTCTTTGCCTTCAGTTTGAAGTTGGCACCTTGCCAGAAGTCAAATGGATCAATTGCTTCCTCATCTTCAAACTCAGGTTGCATTGCAGCGGTAAGTTTATCAAAGATCTTCTTACCATACTTGAACAGGAAGACCTTACCTTCGTTGGCGGGGTTCGCAGGGTCCTTCACCACGTAGATGTTGGAGATATAAGTCAGTTTACGCTTTTGCTTACGTGCCAGTTCTTTACCAGCATCAGTGCCGTTGTTCCACAGTTCGGAGTTCAGTTCGGACACAGGATCCTTCTGATTCAAAGTGGTGAGACTGTTTTCAATATACCAACCACCAGAACCCTGAAATGCGTGACTGTAGAGTTTCACGAACGGCAGGTCTTCACCGTTAGGAGCAGGGAGGAAACGGATCACGGCATAACCATTATTTGCTTTGTCGCATTCTAATTTCCAGAAGCGTTCATCACTAGAACCGCTACTAGTATTCATTTTTTCTACTTCTTTGACCAATTTGGCAGTAAGATTGCCCAGCTTGGACTGTTTTTTAAGGTCGGAAAACGACATTTGGATTACCTCGGATAGTTTGGATTCGGGGGATTTACTTAGATAGTATAGCGAAGATTGAATCACCTGTCAATATATTGCTTGAGTGATTCAATGGTCTTGTTCATACTACTGAATAAAACTTGCATATCAGTCTCTGGTGGGAAACCCATCAAGGCAACTGACTTGCGTAGGTTCTCTTTCATTTCAACCGCTTGAGGGTCGTCTGAAAGGGACAACCTAGTATACATCACTCTCTGCTTTTCTAGCAAGAGCTCAAGTTTCTCAATGTGCTCCAATTTGGTCTCACGGGACATTCCACCGAAAGTTAAAATACTTCCGTAGATTTCTTCTTGTAACTTGTTAATTTCTTTCAGTTCTTCCTGAATAATATCAGAATCGAAAAAGCTACTCATCTATAATGTCCCTTAAAATTTTCTTGTAATTGAACACGTCAATATTTAGAAATGGTTTATACTTTGAAATTTTCAAACTGACGGTTTCCCACACTGGGTCCAGGAGTTGCTTATCAAAGGTCTTCCCGAACAGGAATATTCTATCCCATATAGTAAAGGTTTCTATACTAATCTTCCCGCTCAGGAACTTTTTTAGAATGACTGGATGTTGCTTTGAAGCATCAAGAACCTGCTTTAAGTTGCTTTCAGACAACATATCTTCCGATTCTTGCTTGAAGATATAAGACAAACTTTGCTGGCGTCTCATCCAGTCAGCATAAGTTCTCTCACCCGAATTGATGATCTCACCGATCCAGAGATTACCAGGCGTGTCTGATGCTACAAAGTTTGATACTAGAAAATCTACAATTTCCTTGTCCGAAAATTTGCGACTCGTGCGTTCGAAGAAATACTTATCTTTGCGTCGATTAAAGGACGTTATACTCGCACGAGTCTTCGCACCGTACTTAAAGAAGTCGTATTTTGGATTTGTAAAATGATTTTTGAGTGACAGATAATGTTGATAAGTTTCAAAGGGTGTCACGGTCATAGAGGCAGTTTTGCTTTCGAAGTTCGCTTCATAAAGTTCAAACGGGTTGCATCCCATTTGAGTCGCTCTTTCAGAGGTTTTGAAATGAGTTTTGTTACTGATTCTACTTCAAGACTATTGATTTCACAATAGTGAACGATTGCGTCAATATAGTTGAAGTTTTCTTCTGCAACAATCTTTTCAATCTCAAGAGCAAACTTAGAAGGAGTTAAAAACTTATTTTCGATTGCCTGTTCCAGTTCTTTATTTGGTTCCATAGAGTTCCAGTTTATCTCTAACAAACTTTCTAATGTATTCTGTGAGAAGTTTGATGTACTTTGATTTGTTTCTTTCTTCATAAACGACGCATTCTCCATTTTCACAAGCCATAATGATTACAAGTTTTTTGACTGAAATACCAGTCAGTTCGTATAGCATACATCCGTAAGCCATACATTGAACAAAGTAGTGTTCGATCCACTCTCGTGGTTTTGGTTTTTTAGAAGTTTTAAAGTCAATTATTGCTAACTCGCCGTCATATTCAGCGATACAATCAACTGTCCCAGCAATACCTAATTGCTTACTATATAGGGACCCTTCTAGGGCGTAAATATTATTTATGCGATTGAGTTCTGTTTTTGAGATTTTAAAGAGAAAGTCTGAAAGAGGTTGAACTGAGGGCAGGTCACGATTATAAAGATAGTTCTCTACAAGCGTGTGCATATCAGTTCCACGACTCGTTGCCGCTTTCGTGACACGATCCGCTTCTTCATCTCCAACTTTCTTACGCCAATTAACAAAGATCTCCTTATTAAAATGACTGGTCACCGAAGTAATGGAGACCAGTCGGAGAAGTTCTTCTTCATCAGGAATTGAGTAGTATCTTACACCATCAATTGTCTCACGCTCCAACTTAGGGAGTTCAATATCAATATGTTTGAACATTAAAAACCAGCATCCAATTTAGCAATAATGTACTCTTTAACAAGTCCAGAACGAACAATGTCTTCTACACCAAATTCAATTATATCAAAAGATGGCATTTTACGCAAGACAGTCATAAAATCAACAATACCATTTCGTTCGTTAGTCTTCTGTAAGTCTGATTGAGAAGCATCACCACAGAAACAAATCTTGGTATTCTCACCAACACGAGTGATAATAGAATCCAATTCGTGAAAGTTTAGGTTTTGGAACTCATCCACAATAATGATAGCGTTATCAAGGGTCGTTCCACGCAAGAATGAGGTGCTCCAAAACTTAATGGTTTCTTGAGACTTTAAGTTACCATAAAGCATCTCAAAGTCAGCATCAGAAGGCATCTGGAACATATACTTCACCATATTCTTATAAGGAATCTGGTAAATATCTGCCTTATCATCGTGAGTTCCAGGCAGAAATCCAATCTCTCTGGTTGCAACAAGTGAACGAACAAGATAAATTCTTTCGTATGGTGTTCTTTCATCGAGAACATCTGCAAGGGCATTATAGAGTGTGATAAAGGTTTTACCTGTCCCAGCACATCCATAGGCAACAATATGTTTACCATCATTATAAGACTCAAACAAACGTTTTTGATTGTCTGTAAGGGGATCAATGTCAACTAAGTAATCAGCACTTAGAGGTTTTCTCCTCTTCATCTGCTTTGCAGTCAAACCAACTCCGATAGGTTGATCAACGTTGCCTCTTTTTCTTCTTGCCATTAGATTTTATTCAGATGTTTAAATTTTCTTTACTCTTGAGCCCGGAGCCTTGCTGGCTTTCGCAAGCACATCGTTCCATCCGGGGTTCCTTGCAACCAGTTTGTCCCGCCATTCCCCAATTTCACAGGCACTTGGTGCGGTTGATGGATCACTCCAGTCCCTAATCCAGTCAACATTATCCTTTGACCATTGATCCCAGTCGTGAATACTCATAACAACTTCTTTTTGTTCCCCAGTTTTTTTATTAATGATTGGGTATGTTGGCATTTTTTTTACTCTCAAAACTTGTATATAAAAAATTATTTATTGGTATTTCTTGTAAAGGTTCTTCCTCTCCTCCAACCTTGAGGTATTTCATTTTCCTTAAAAACATATCTACTTTCATTGCCATCAGTAATCCACATCATAACACTTTTCCCACTATTCCAAGATTTTTTACCATACCTATGATTTTTTTCACCAATTTGTCTCTCACTCAATTTTCTTTTAGTTTCTTCACTCCTTTTTGATCCATAGGATGGATGATCTTTACCAAACTTACCATACATATGATTTTTTTCACCTTTTTGGCGGTCACTAAACATTTGTAAAACATCTTTACTATGTCTATATCCGTAGGCAGGATGTTTCTCTCCTATTTTACCATACATTGGGTTATTTTTTCCATTCAAACAATAGTAGAATTTAGTTGAAGTCTGTTTTGCTCTATTCGCAAAATGAGGATTTTTATCTACTTCATAAAAATTGTGA